TTGCAAATTCAATTTTAATAGCATTGTGTTATGCTGAGGAATAAGAGAAAAAGCACTCTGAAAAGGGTGCTTTTTTTATGGAAAAGGGGGTGAAGACTTGTCAAAAGATGTCAGCATTGTATTCAAAGCATCTGACGGGCTATCTGAGAGCCTGAAGCAAATGAGGAAGAATGTAAACAGCCTTTCCAATGATGTGACAGAATACAGAAAAATACAGGATCAGGCATTCCAGAAAAAAACCGAAATAAAATTTGACATTGTCCAAGCCAAAAAAGACCTGAAAGACCTGACAAAAGCCGTGCAGGATAATGTGGATGGAGCAAAGGAAGCCTTCATGGACAAACAGCTTGCGTTAGAAAAGCTGAATGAAGAATACAAGCGTCTGTCACAGGTTGCAAAAGAGGCAGGGAAAGCAGAACGGGATTTGGCAGCGGATATGAGCCGTACCAGCAATGCCAATGCAGGGAGAGGCTTTTCTTCGTCTTTAAGCGGATTCATGAACGGTCTTGCCTCTGCAGGATTGGGAAGTATGATTGGATCGGCGGCACAGAATTATATGAATACGACAATCACATCCGTTTTTGGACAGAACACTGGCGGAATGGTCAGCGGTGTCATTGGCGGAGGTATTCAAGGTGCAGCCATCGGCAGCATTGCGGGCCCCATCGGGACAGCAGTTGGTGCAGCGGTCGGTGGGCTGACGGGTGCCATTAACGCACTGGCTGATAAAAACAGCCGAGAGGATGATTATTTCCGAAGCGAGGTGCAGAGTTTGCACAGCAGTGCCATAAATGAGATGAATTCCGCACTGGAAAGAAGCAGCGTTTATGCATCTGAAAGAGAAGATTACCAACGCAACTATGCCAGTATGACAGATGATGCTACCGGAGCCAAATTATATCAGGCAATCAAAGAATACGGGGATAAAACACCGTATGATACTTCTGTGATGCTTGCAAAGGGCATGGAAATGCTGTCTTATGGCATCGAGAAAGAAAAAATCATGGATTACACAGACATGATTGGGAATATTGCCATGGGCAATGCCAATAAATTTTCAGGTCTGTCTTATGCCATTGCGCAATCAATGGGTGCTGGCGTGCTCAACGGTCAGGATCGTAATCAGATGGTTGGCTGGGGTTTTGATCCGTTGGAATATGTGGCAAAAAATGAAGGCATCACAAAAGCGGCGGCAAAGGATTTGATGAGTGACGGCAAGATCACGGCAGAGATGCTGGAAGATGCAATGCGTACTGCTACCAGCGAAGGAGAACGTTTCCATGATGCTGTCAATGCTATGAGTGATACATTTTCTGGCTTGCAGGGACAGTTGGAAAGTGCCAAAAAGAATATTGAGATTGCCATGGGTGAAGGTTACAATGCCGCAAGAAAAGAAGGTATGGCGAGGGAAATCGAAGCCTATAACGGTCAAATGGGCGAACAGATGAAAGAAGCATACAGAATGATAGGTGCGTATGAAGCGGAAATGGAAAATCAGCATCAACAGTCCATCCTGAACGCTCTGGAACAGGCAAACCAAGACATCGAAAGCAAAGGTCTGGAAGGCTTGGATGCACAAAAGCGTATGTGGGAAGCATACACGGAAGCCGAGATCGAATATAAAAACGGTGAGGAATACCAGAAAAAACTGCAGGCAGAAAAAGACCTGGTACAAAGCATCCAAGGCGCATTGGTGGAAAGCGGAGATTACGTCAGCTTTGGATCGGCAATGGCGAATGAATTTTCCAAAGGATGGAGCTCTATCAGAACCAATAATGCTGTCAATGACATCAAGTCATTGGGCGGCGGCAGTTTTTTGAACGGTCTTTTTGCACGAACTGCGTTAAAATACGGCACACCGACAGGTCATGCAACGGGGCTGCCAAGGGTTCCGTATGATGGGTACCCGGCAATCCTCCATGAAGGTGAGCAGGTATTGACACGTGTAGAGGCGGATAAACAAAAGAATGGTACCGGCGGTGTGCATGTTGCAAAATTGGCAGACAGCATCATCGTGCGGGAAGAAGCGGACATCGATAAATTTGCTACGGCATTCGCAAGAAAAATCATGGCTGCTGCGGAATGTTATGCGGGCTAAAAGGGGGAATGAAGTTTGTTTGAATTTTGGCTCAAGAATGAAACGAAAAGCGAAGATATTCTTCTGCCCGTTACTCCTGAAGGCTATGAGATCAGCACAGGCATGGAAATTGAAACAGTACGGGCAACAAATCTTGGTGATATCAATGTTGCCGGCCGGCGTAAGCCAAAGAGCATCACAATAAGCAGTTTTTTTCCGGCAAGAGATTATCCGTTTGTCAGAAAAGGCGGCATCTTGCTGGGAAATGCTGCGGAATATGTGAAAAAGCTGGAACAATGGAAGGATGCAAAAGATATCATCCGACTGGTTATCGCTGACAATGGCGGTGCACGTGTCAATGAGCAGTTTTACATCGAAGATATTACTTCCGGCGAAAGGAAAGAGGATAACGGTGATATCACATATACGATCAACTTGCGGCAGTACACACCTATGAAAGTTTCTGCCGTTGCACAGGCGCCTGCGGCAAACACGCCAAGAACGGATACAACAACAGCAGCACCGAAAAAGGCGAAAACCTATACAGTCAAAAGCGGAGATTGCCTGAGTGCCATTGCAAGGCAGATATATGGGGACGCAAGTCAATGGAAAAAGATATACGAAGCCAATAAGTCTATCATCGGAGGTAATCCAAATCTTATTTTCCCTGGTCAGACCTACACAATTCCATAAGGGGGAATCCATATGAGCATGAGAGCATTTCATATTTCCAAGGAAGGAAATAAGACGGAGATTACAGAAATCATCACCAGTTTGACCATCAGCGGAGAATACAGAAGCTGTGCGAGGATGTGTCAATTTGGCATCGTCCATGCTGCTGGGGACGAAAGAACGTGGCTGATCCGCATAGATGTGGGGGATATCATCAAAGTGATAGATGTGGATAAAGTAATGTTCCAAGGTCCCGTTTGGACAAAAAGTAAAGCCACAGAGACGAATGAGATTGACTATACCTGCAATGATTATGGGATTTATCTGAAAAAGAACAAAGCCAGCTATGTATTCAATAAAATGACGCCGGAAGCCATTGCGAAAAAGGTATGTGGTGATTTTGGTATCAAGATTGGCAGTCTGTCTATTACTGGGGTACTGATCAGCAGGAAATTTTTCAATGTCAGCTTATACGATATCATTATGACGGCATACTCGCTGGTGAATGACAAGAAATACTATTGCATCTTCGAGGGTGAATTGATGTATATGCTGGAAAAAGGCAAAAAGGAGTGCACACCGCTGGAGAGTGATGTGAACCTGTTGACAGCCAGTGTCAGTGAGAGCTTGAACAATATGGTCAATCGGGTAAGGGTTTACAGCAAAGAAGATAAACTGCTTAAAGAATTCACAGAAGAAGCGGATGCCAAGTTGTATGGATATTTGACGGAAATCATCCGAATTTCCAGCAATGATGAAGACTATACCAAGAAGGCAAAGGACATGCTGGAAGGTGTGGAGCGGAAAATCAGCGTGACAAATTTCGGGACATCAGAATACATTACAGGAAAGAAAGTCAATGTGACAGAGCCGTATACAGGATTAACAGGGATATTCTATATTGATGGTGATGAGCATAACTGGAAGAATGGAATTTACACAAATAAGCTGACGCTGAATTTCGAAAATATGATGGACGATAAAGACAGTGGCAGCGAAAATAAGTGAGGTGGGCTATGTATAACGAAAATGATAACCCATACAACAATTTTTTAGGAATCATGAGGGAACAGGGAGAGATAAACAACCCCGTTCCCTTTTTGATTGGAGAAGTCAAAACGGCAAATCCTTTGACAGTAGCCATAGGGGATTTCGTGCTGGAGAGAAAAGATTTGAAAATCAACAGCTTTTTGCTGAAAAATTATCAGCGCAGATTAAATTTGGCAACCACTGGAGCAACAGGTGTGACAAGTACAAAAAGTGGGGGCGGCGGTGATGACGCATTTGCTTCACATGCCCATGATCAGAACACCATTGGGATACCAGCCGGCACATATACCACATTGGATGACTTTGCCGTTGGGGATGAGGTGTTGATTTTGGTAAGTGCGGATAAGCAGCAGTACATCATAGTCTGCACATTGCTATAAAGAATGGAGGGAATGATATGAGCCTATTTCCATTTTTCGGTGATACTGTTACAGAAGTCGCAGCGGGAACCAATCTGCCGTTATACAAAGAGGTGGCGTGGGATTTTCAAAACAATATCCCCAAACTGAAAAATGGGGAATACGAAATTGTAACAGAAAATGAAGCTGTAAAGACTTGGGCGTATAAGGCGCTGAAAACAGAGAGATTCCAGCATTTGATTTACAGTTGGAATTATGGGAGCGAAATTGACAGTATCATTGGACAGAGCTACACGCCAAATCTCACAAAGGCAGAGTGCATCCGGTATATTGAGGAGGCATTGCTGATCAATCCCTATATCAAAGCGGTGTCCGAAGTGGAAGTATCTTTTTCGGAGGGGCATCTTACCGTTTCTGGCACACTGGAAACAATTTATGGGGAAACCGAAGTGGAGGTGCGTGTGTAAATGTATGAAGATAAAACCTATGAGAATATAAGAGACGAAATCCTGTCCAAAGTGACATTGACGGATACGAGGGAAGGTTCCTTTGCCAGCGATGTGGTAAGTCCGATTTCCTATGAGATGGAAAAGACGTATAACCAATTTGACCGTATGCTGGGAATCATGTTTCTGGATACATCCGCAGGGACATACATCGATGATAGGGGAAAAGAATACGGAATCATCCGCAAAGAGGGAACGTATGCCAAGGGCGAAGTGACATTCACAGGAGAAAAGGATGTGGAGATTCCGGCAGGCACATTATGCGCAACAGTGGGTGGTTTGATGTTTGAAGTGCTGGAAGGGGGCGTGATTCCAGAAGGCGGCACCATTACCCTGCTGGTAGAAGCGCAGGAACCGGGAGATAAGTATAATGTGCTGGCAGGAAGTGTGAGAGTTCTGCCGACATCCATATTTGGTGTGACGGCTGTAACGAATGATGAAAAGATGCTGGGAGGATCAGAGAGAGAAACGGATGCGGAACTGGTGGAACGTATTTTGCTGAAATTGCAATCCCCGGCAACCAGCGGAAACGTGTATCACTATAAGCTGTGGGCAATGAATGTGGAAGGCGTTGGAAATGTAAAGGTATTTCCACTGGATAATGGTCCTGGTACAGTGACAGTCATGCCGATCACCAGCAGTGGAAGAAGTCCAGATGAAGAAATCATCCAACGAGTGGAGGAATACATAGAAGAACAGCGTCCCATTGGTGCGACAGTGACGGTCATGGCACCAGCAGAAAAAATGATCAATGTAGCTGCGTCTGTGGAAATCACGACAGCAGTGACTGCGGAAACGGTAAAGGAAGCCTATGGGAAGCTGTTAGAGGAGTATATCAAAAAAAGCGTGTTCAAATTGAGCACAGTAGATTATTTCAAGTGCCTGTCCATGTTCTACGATATTGAGGGTGTGGTATCTGTCAAAACATTTACGATCAACGGAGGAACAGAGAGCATCAGCATTGGTGAAAAAGAGATTCAGGTCACAGGCAGCATAGATATTGAGGGGGCGGTTGGATGAACCTTATGAGTTTGCTTCCGCAAGACTATCTGCGTAGTCCGGCGATGGTAGAGCTGCAGAAAGCCATAGAGTGGGCAGGAACAGAGATGGAAGTTGATATTGATGATTTGTGCAACCAGCTTTTCCTGGGAACCGCCACATGGGGGCTGTCATTATGGGAAAAGATGTTTGATGTCAAAACGGATCTGTCAAAGTCTTATGAATTCAGACGGGCGGCAGTTCGTGCGAAGATGATGGGGACAGGTACCACCACAGTACAGCTGATCAAAAACGTAGCGGAAAGTTTTCTGGGCGGAGAAGTGCGAGTGGTGGAACAGAACAGTGCGTATAAATTTCAAATCATCATGGAAACCATTATCGGCATTCCACCAAATGTGGAAGATTTGAAAAGAAGTATCGAAGAAATCAAACCGGCACACCTGACTTTTGAGATTATATTCAAATACAATACATACGGAGATCTGAGCCGATACACCTATGGACAGATAAGTAAATATCGGCATTGGGAGCTGAGAGAGAAGGAGCTTGTATGATGGGAAATGTATTATCAGATGTTAAACAGACGGTCATTGAAAAAAATGATGCAGATGAACTGCTCAAAGTTAAACAGTACCTGCGGAAGTGGGGGAGAGTGCAGCAAATTTGCGGAGAACATCAGGTTAGAATCGTTCAGTACAATCGGTTACTGGAGCGCCTGCAACAGTATAAATGTAAAATGGGAGCTGAAGAAAAGGAGAGAATCGAAAAATCTTACAAAAGCAGTATCCAAAACATGGTAAGAAATATCGAGGACCTGAACAGATTTGCCAATAGAATGGAAAGAATTGTAGGGAAGTTAGATCCAGAAGAAGAAATGCTCATCCGTATGTATTATGGTCGAGAGGCATCTATCAATACGATTTGTATGAGGTTATGCATTGGCAGATCTACCATGTTTCGCATCAGAGATAAAGCACTGAAAAACTTGCTGAAAATTATGGAAGGAGAGAAAATGGAGGGTGAAACAGAGGATGAAGGTTGACATAGAATCATTTCTGCTGCTGGCATCGGCATTAAGTGCGATTGTAGCATGTGGTACGATTATGTTTAAGAGTTTCAAGTGGTTTGACCGGCAAAATCAGCAGGACAAAGATATCGAGGACCTGAAGAAAAAACATGATCAGGATATCCGTGAAATAAAGGAGGAACAGAAAGAATTATGCTATGCTGCCCTTGCAACACTGGATGGATTGGAGCAGTTGGGTGCCAATGGCAATGTGACGAACGCACATAGATCGTTAGAAAAGCATATGAACAAGGCAGCTCATACCTGATTTTGCTTTTATTGTGTAACGAGGAAAATAAAAAAGTATGGAAAATTTGCTCTTTTTTGAAAAGGGCATTTTTTACATATGATGAAACAGCAAATTCATTGATATTTCAGGATTTTATGAGGAACGCACACGTCAGTTTTCACTTGGGGTAGATGAGTGAGTGAAAACTGGCGTATTTTTGTGAGTGAAAAAAGGAGGAAGAAAGTATGACAGGAAAAGTAAATTGGATTATCGAAAACTGGTATTTTATTCTGACAGCATTGGTGATGGTAGGGATGGCTGGAGCGGTCGTGTTCAATTTTTTCTCTCGCCCTTCCAAAGAGCAGGTAAATGCAATTAAAAAATGGCTGCTGTTTGCAGTCATGGAAGCGGAGAGACAAATGGGCGGCGGTACTGGTCAGTTGAAGCTGAGAAATGTATATGATATGTTTGTTGGAAAATTCCCTGCTGCTGCCATGGTCATTTCATTTGATACCTTTTCTTCATGGGTGGATGAAGTGCTGAAG